TAAAATCCTTCATATTCAGAACTAAACCCTTGAACTTCATTATCCTCCTCTGAATTGGCAATTTCATAATATGTTGTCATAGTCTTTACACCTGCATCATTATGTAGTTCAACTGTTAGTGCTTTTCTACCTTGCGTAGGTTCTACATTATACATCTGCAAATAAATACCATTACTTACTTCTTCACCATCTATTTTCCATACTATTTTATCTACTAACACATCTAACCCTGTTACAGCGTCTACATAACTAACAGGATTATGGACATAAAAAAGAGGTCCATCACCAGTATAAAATCTATAAACAGGATTTAAAGCATATCTAGCAGGATATTCATGAGCATATCTTGGTACCCAATCTCCACCAACATCAATTTCAGGATCTGTAGAGCCTCCAAATTCAATAATTTTACTCCAGTTAGCAACACGTACTTGACCATCGATAGGAGGTTTGTTAGGCTGAACAGGTGGGGTAGGTATCAATTCATAAATAGTATCATCGATTGTTTCATACAATTCACTTTGTTCTATAAGTAGATTCTGACTCGGTCTAGATACTACATTTTTTGAACCGGAAGCATCAGATATAACTATCCTGTTGTTAACAATCGTAACATCACCCCAGTTATTATTTTGTTGTTCATTAGCCATTATCTTATCACTTTAAACATTTGAGTAGGTGAATAATACTCTATACTACCAGAGTACATTCTATCAACAATTTTAAAGTTGACACCATAATATCGTTCAGGTACGAAGCTTGACATCCATATATTAAAATAATTACCTTTATTATCACAGCTAACTTTTGTGAAATTATTATTATAGTCTATAACTACCTCACCTGTTTCTCCGTCTATTATAGAATAGTAAGAGGTTTGTGGAACATAGGATTTAGTATATCCAACACTTGATGTAGCATATGTTTGTTGCGGGTAAAGTAATCTTGCTGTAAAATTTAATCTTACTTTTGAACCTTTCTTATATTCTTCTTGTAAATTATCTAAAGTAACATTAAGTTGTTCAGTTTCTGATATAGCTGTTAACCCTAATGTAGTATATACTGAATCATCCCACATTGAGTATAAACGTGGTTGATATATTGTATGTGTTTCAGCAGAGAAGAATTTTAATGAACCATATCTTTTATCATCTTGTTCTTGTGTATTAGAGCGTTGAAGTAATATACCATGCTTGGTATCTGCAGGATCATCGAAAGAATTAGATACTATATTAGTAATATCCATATAAATGTCTGTTGATTCATTAACAAATGATTGTGAACATTCGAATCCAGAGTATGTAGCTCCACCTTGTGTGTTCCATAAAGTACCAGGTGTTATGCCATCTCGATAATTCCAACTACAACCTTCTTCACTTATTGGTGTATATGTTGTTTTACCAATACCACTAGCCCAAGATTCTGAAATTGGATTAGCTTTAATTTCATAATTATAAGGTACATGGTCAATGGAAGAATTATATATCTTTAATATATGTTTCGCAGGTATGTTGTTGGTACCTACAGAACCAGCTGTTCCTTCAGAACCAGAAGGAATTAAACCTGATGCGACAGATTTAGATACTTCACTTAAATCAAAGTCAATTAAAATCCTTGTATTAGTGATACCAGGTTGTAGTGATGATGAAACTATTTTTGTTAATTCCAGTATTTCATCAACACCAGTATTTAAGGTTTTATTACCTTCATATATTGTAGCGTCTTTATTTGCGAATGTTGTATATATCATAATTAACCTTAATATGTTACTACTTTACCACGTATATCATTATTAGGATATTTTATCTCAAATATTGAAGGATCAAGAGATGGGTATATAACTCCTTTATGAGTTGCAGCATTAAACGAGTAAACGTTACCTGAGTAACCGGCATCTTGATCATAATAATTTATTAAACTAACATCTGTAACAGATTGCACACCATCTACATTAGCAAGTAGTAAGTATATATCTTTCATAATTATTGGTGTTGTAAAAGACATTTTATCTATAGCATACTCTCGCTTTAACACTTCAATGCATTTCAATAATACCTCTCTTGTGTTGTAACTTCGTAAAACAGTTATCTCAAAATCAATACCAAAGTTAATTATATAACCATCCTTTATATTTATAGCATCTGTTAACATTCTATATTGAGATAAATAAGTTTTTAAATTTTGCTTTGTTATGTTGTTTACATTAACAAGATGTTTACTGTCATTATACCCTAATACATATAAATTAATACCTAAAGGGTTATCTATAACTTGACCTGTACCACTTAATTGCTCATCTGATGCTACGTAAGCTTTTGTTACACCACCAAATCTGCTAGGTAGAGATAGCGCTCTCACAACATAATCTTCTTTAGTAACTACACGATTCTGGGTACCGAAATACGCTAATGCATTATTTTTTATTGACTCAAGTGGTTCAGATGTAGTTGCACCTGTAGCTGGTTTAGGATTAATAACTTCTAAACTATTTTCTGCAGCTGTCTTTAAACCTCCAGATAATACTTTTGACGAATCAAAAGTTACATTTTTACTCTTTATACCTGTTAATGTCCCTGCTGGAACATTACCTTCTAATCCATACCCAACAATATATGTAACTGTTAATGTTGTGTTTGATGGTGATTGGCCATATGTATCAGTATATAAAAAGTTAGCAGGATCAAACGCTGTATCTAGTTGATTTGTACTACCTGGTATTGGTGAACCAACATTCGTAGGGTTAGGTATCAACTCTTCATCTGGGTTAGAAGATATACCGGCACCAAATTGAATTTCAATTTTATCATTCTCAGTTATTCTTGTAACAAATCGTCTAGCTGTTTTTATTAATTTTAAAATATAAGGCGTTTTATTAGTATCAGAAGTAAGAGATGGATCATTTGCATCTGAATTAACAGTATCAGCAAATATTGTATCTTGAGCAAGAAAAGGAACTTCTCTCCAAGTATTACCATCACTATCAACTATTGTTTCAATACCTATAATATTAGTATCATCAATTAATAACTTTAAATACGGTGTTGAATCTCCAACAGAAATAGTTTTTGTTTTTCTTTTACCGCTTTTTGCAGGTACAGATTTTTTTAATAAATATTGCTCTGGTTGACCATTTGTAGAATTTATCTGATAAACAGATACATCAGTTGGTGATTCTGAGCTTGAGAAAGCAAAATTAACTTCTCGTGTTGTGCTAAACTCTACATTACTTACACTAGTTAAAACAGCGTCACGCTCAAGCGTAAACGCATAATCGTAATCAGGTCTTGAATTTGCACCTGTACCAGTACTTGGAATTAGTTGAAAAACATCCACTAATACATCAGCGGAAGATGCTATTTTAGGTTTATAACCAAAAGTTTGAGCTATATTATAAATATTTTTTTTCTCTTGAGCATGCTGTAACATTGTCTCTTTCATATTATAATCTGTATAATATGATAGTACATCACCTATATAAGAAGCGAGTTCTATGAACATCATACCAGGTGATGCTTCATTAAAATCATTATATATTTTTGGAAAATAGTTCTTACTATACTCAACTAAATTAGATCTAAATTCAGAAAAATCCTTATTTAAATATTTTATTTCTTTCTTAATAATTGACATACTATACCTTAACTGTCACATCTAATACATTACTTATATCTAACTCTTTTACTTCATAACCAATCGATACAAATGCTGTATTATTATCATATTGTATATCGACGTATTTTATTTGTATAAAAGGCATCCATTCCGAAGTAGTTTTTATTACAGCTTCCTTTGCTTGAACATCAAAGTGACCATCAGTTCTAGGTTCAAAAAGCAAATCATATAACAAACTTCCAAAAGTAGGGTGCATTACACGCTCACCACGTCTCGTGAGAATTAAATTTCTAAAATTAGAGTGAATCTGATCTTCTGTTGTATAATTTAATTTAAAACCATTATTTGCGGAATTGAAAGGTAATCCAACACCTATAGCAATATCTGCTTCAAAATCTAACGGATTTATTTTTTTATTCAACATCTCTTACCTACTTAAATTTTTTTACTAACTCAGAATAATCTCTCGTTAATGCATTTTTTACTGAATCAGGTACTCTAGAAGGATCCATCGGTCTCCCATTTACATCTGGTGTAGATAGAGCATCCTGCTGGGGTTGATCTTGAAATGCTGTAAACCCAGCGCGTGCATCAGCAGCAGAAAATGTTTTAAGTGTTTTATATTCTTCACTCAAAGACGCTTTATTATTATTAGCAGTTTGCTCAGATAATACTTGCTTAACCTGTTTAGCAACTTCTTCTTTAATAATTTTTTTAATAGCTCGTACGAATTCTTTTGTTTTCATTTATATACTCCATTTCATATAATAAATATAGAGAAGCTTTATTTACTGCTTCATAATAGATAACTTATTCTTAATTTGTTGACACTTATTTGTAATATTTATTGAATTGTTACTAACAAGTTGGAAATCAGCAACATTTACAGGAGGTGTAGTAGGTGAACCGGGTGCAGCACTTACATGTGTTGATAAAGATGATGCTAAACCTTGCTTCTGTAACTGTTGACCCATAGATATAACTTGATCACATAATTCAAGCATTTGATCTACAAATTCGTTAACGTCTAAAGCCCATTTTGAAGTTACGAGACCTATATTAGTATTACTTGCTAATAATATATCGTTCTCTCTAGATGTTAATAGAACTCTATCACTTTTTAAGACTATTTGACTGTTAGAATATTCTGTTACTTTAGTAAAATCACTTGGCACTCGGTTATTAAGCTTGATGGGCAACTGTTGTCCAGAAGTTAGATATATAGATGAGAAATCTGTATCATTATTCTCAATAGTAGAAAATCCATTCCGTATAGTTATAATTGGATTCTGTTCTACCTCATTACTAACCCACTCTGTATTTGAATCTGGCACAGTACTTCCTAATCGAATGCTTTGTCCGTTACGTCCTTGTAATATTGTATCACCTTCATAAACATTTATAGATTTTCTCGATGGGTTTGGTACAAAAGTTTTACCTGCATGTAGTTCACGTGTACCTTTCTTATATACTTTTTTAAATCCATTAGCCATATGATTTGTATAACCTAATCTACCTATAGCTGTGAAGTAATACCAGTTACCAGATAATCCATCTTTAAAAACAGATACACGTTCATTAGGTAGTGGTAGAGTAAAGGAGTGAGATGACATTGGATATGCTATTTTATTAGAGTATGTACCATCTATCTTCTTTACTGATATTATAATAGAACCAACATTTTCTTGACCATTAGAAATAGTATCAATAACAGTAGCAATAGAGGTCAAGCATGACATATCTTCGTCTATTACCGAATCTTTATCGCGAGATATACTACTCGGCAAATTATATTTATTTGTATACTTAGACACTAGCTCCAACCTTCTCTGCTTGTTCAATTAAGTCACGCTTCTCTTGCTCTGTTAATAAGAGACTTTCACCAGAACCTGTACTCCGGTTTTGAGCTTTCTGAACAATAGCAGCCATTTTAATTAATGCTTCATCATTTTTTACAGCTATCTCCATGTAGTCTTTTATTAAAGGTACAATAATAATAGCATCACCTATATTTTTTATCATAGGTTTTAATTCTGTTATAAGCACTTGAATTTGAGATTCTTTCTTTTTTGAATTATTATATATATCTTCTAAAAGATTTTCAAATGTTTTGCCTTTGAATATTTCCTCTTTTTCTTCACTCATATTTACTCCTTATATATAAATATTGCAAAAAAGAAAAAGCGCTATAAAAGCGCTTCTTCATTATTGTAATTCAAAAACTACTTCTTCGTAAAGAATGATACCACTATAACTAGTACTACCAATCCTACAAATCCACCCTCACCTAAGCGAGCAACTAGATTTCCAAGATTTGCAACTACATCCATTCCGAATATAGAGCGACCAGTTAAAACAGTCCATAGAATTGTTACGGGAAGAATAGCTGTCATAATCGCCATAAGTCCACTAAAGAATCCTACTACACACTTAATTACTGAATCCATAATTATCTCCTTTTATTTAAAATTTGCGGCAATATTGCCAGAATAAGTCGTGCACTACCTATTCTTATATACTGAATACAGTCGACTATATTCAGTCTTTAATATATTAACGACGCGGGTAATGTATTGTGT